CCGGAATGCACTCTGGTTTGCTCCAAGTTGTCACCCAGTCAAGCACGCCGTCAAGCAGTGTGATCTTCACGGATCAAATTGCCGGCAGCTTTGCCACTCATGCTATTATGGGCTTGAATCTTTGTCCGACTCTCATTGTTCGGATTTTGTACAATAACCCATCACAAGCTATGGCACTGGTGAACAACCCACAGTATGATGTCGGTTCGATGGCCATTCAGGCTATCACCGATCTTCAGGTGACGACAGCCGACGCCAGTCACTCTGTTCCGATACAGGTGTTCGCTCGTTTCATCAAACCACGCGTTTTCGGTCCAACCCTGGACACGTATACGTTCTCCCTCTCATCGGGGGCTCCTCCTAAGAAGAGTTCCAAGTTCCTCAATAAACCAGTCAAGACGCTCCCGAGACTTGAGGCACATGCCCCTTCTAGCAAAGAAGCTGTTCAGAAGTCGGAGAAAGGGTTGATTTCTGGTATTGCGGAAACGGTGACTGGCATAAGTTCTGCGCTCTCGGTCGTTCCTGGCCTTGGCGCGATTGCCGCTCCGATTGCTGGTATTTCCAGCCTTGTTGGCTCGTTGGCTTCGGCCTTTGGGTTCAACATGCCCCCTACCAAAGTTGCTCCTGTCCCCGCGCTTCTTTCAAGCTATCCATACACTACCAATGGCAAAGGTCTCGCCCCCGTTGAAGTGTTGGCTTTGGATCCAGAAGCCAAAGTTGCGTGTGCACCAGAATCGGCTGGTTCTACAGTCGACATGATGAACATTAAAAATTTCTGCAGGCAACCCTGCCTGGTGGATTACGGTAGCATCGCCACGACAGTTACAGATGGTACCGTGGTTGCAGTTTGGGGTGTTGGTCCAGAGTTTGGCGCCTATAAGAGTTCAACGAACACTTACGCCAACCGAACCAACGTTGCAAGTTCGTTTTTCACATTCTGGACTGGTTTGATGGCTTATGAGTTGTACGCCAGTTGCTCGCGTTTTGTTAGCGCGAGACTTGCCATTTCTTGGCATCCAGCTGGGGCTGCAATTCCCACAAACATTGTTCCTGGTGATATTATTCTCGCCTGGACCCAGATTCAAGGGGAAACGAAAATGTCCTGGTCTGTCCCAGTGGTCTCAGCCCAAGAGTGGTTCTCATGTTATGTACCTTCATCCATCAACTACACGCACAACAGTCGTGTCCAAACGATTGGAAATGGCTTTTTATGCCTTAGCGTGCTCGGAGAAGTGACGTCCAACAACACGTCTGACTCCGGGTCAGTTGAATGGGTTCTGTACTCCATGGGTGCCAATCTAAGGTTTAATCGACCATCACGGATACCCCAGCACTATTCCCAACCTGCCGCGTTTACTGGATCTCGGCGCGTGCAGACCACTAAACCTGCAGTTAGTTCTCGCCTCGACAGCGAGGACTTTGAGATCCTAAGCCGTCGTCCAGGGCCTAGCGAGGACACGGTTTCGTTAGTCGTCGGGGACCAAGTCCTCGTAGACGCACGTGACAGTGTTCGAGCCAAGGCGCATATGGCAGCGGTTGGTGATGTAAATTCATCGGATGGAATGACGTTTCCACCCCTCGCTCCAACGGAGGGTGCAAAAGAGACGGTTGGCGTTTACATGCCTGAGGAGATCGAGGATTTCAGAACCCTCTTTCACCGTATGGCAAATTTAAGTCCACCTGCTGGTGATCCTGGGGGCTTCAACGCGAATGGTCAGTATTGGATTTGGCCACTCTTCCCTCAGGGAGAGTTTGGTCGGTTCATGCAATCGTTTCGTGGTTGGCGTGGGTCTCTCAAAACCTACGCAGCTCCAATTCAGACTGTAACGCTCACCGGTGTGACCACTGTGTTCGGTTCAACCCGGCCACAGGGCATGCTAACAGCGTCGCAAGTTTCATCAGCAACTGGATATACGCTTGACGGATCTTTTACCTCAGGAATTGAAGGCACAGCGCTTGCTGACCTCTCAGTTGAGGGAGGCATCCGTGTTCAAGCCCCATATTATCAAACCATCCGGTACCTGCCGACCCAGTCTAATGAGCAATGGACGAGTGTGATATTCGACCTTCTCATAGTCCGGTTTCCTGCTGGTCAAAATGCGGCGCCCACTGCGACGCAAATCCAACAGTCGATCTACTTGGGTCAGTTCCAAGGTATGGGTGATGATTTTACTGGGGTTATACCAACATATCCTGGAGATTTCGTCTTCACATCAAAATAGTTGACGCTACAACTGGCGTCCGTAAAAATAAACCAGTTAACAGATGTTGCACTTGGCATCTATAAATAAACCAATTCGTTTAACGATATACACTCCCACAATATAAGTTTTAACTTTAGTATATTGGTATCCCTAACGCAAACAATGCCGCCCCTTGCCACGTTGTAAAACCACTCTTGAAGTGCAGTAACCAATCTGCCTGTCAATTTGTGTCCCCTGAAGCTCAGAGAAGAAGTCTGAGTCGAATGGGGCTGGAAGGAACGCGATGCTGCGTATGGATATAACACACAACTCTTCATTGAGTCGTGGGAATAAAT